ATGGGTCTAGAAGTCCACTTTGCAAAATAAGCCTTTGCTTCTATATAGTAGTTTTTATATGATTGAATACTATCACCAGGTACTATGCATTGTGGATAATGAGACATAGCAGGTGGTGGTTCTACCCAACCATTATCTTTTAAATTAACTGGTGGGTGTTTTAAAAGGTCTTTGAGTAATCTAATAGTACTATGTTCTTTTTTATATCGGTGGGTATATTCACTACCAAGCTCGATGAACAGCGAGTACAACCAGTTATAATGTTGAGAAGAAGAACGAGCCCACACAGCACTAGGATGGTGGTAATGTACTGCTTTGTAAATTATTTCTTCTTCATTAGAATTTTCGAGTCGGTATCTTTGCACTCGTCTGCCTGTTTTTGATTTTGCTTCATATTTAATACCGTCTGTCATTCGTTTTGCTGTGGATAGTAATTGTGCATATTCGACAATCATTTTGACCACATGTTTATCAACATGAAGTTCAGCACAAGTTTTTGTATCATTATGTAAATAAAATATATTCATGTCAGTATTATATCAGTTTAATTCCTTTTTGTCAACCCCTTTAATTTTCTGCATAAGAGCTTGTAGTTTATCTGCCCATATTCTTTTAAAGTCTGGATCCTCGGCCTTTCGATATGCCTTTTGCAAACTTGCAGCTCTTCGCCAAAATATTTCTAAAGTGTTATTATAATTCATTTACTTCTCCCATTTGTAAAATATATGGTCACCGATTTCTATAGTCTTTGTTTTAGTTCGAGCCCATGCTGGTGTTACATAATCTGCATGATAATGAGTTGCACCATCAGTAATGTCTAGTATTGGAGTATTTTCAATTAAAGATAGATATGATAGTTTGTATATTTTATTATATATCTTTTTATTATTTTCGTGTATATTATCTGCCTTACCATCACAGTACCATGAAAATTGACATTTGTGTTTGATAGGGTAGAAAGTTCCATTCTGTTTCCAAGACTCTCTTGTAGGTCCTTGTTTAACTACTCCACAAACAGTATTTGGAAACCTTTTGTCTTTTACTCTATTCATTGTTACTGAAATAACTGCATTCCAACCAGCAGTTCCTTGATTTTTAGATTCATGATAAACATTGTCTGCAAGACAAGTTGCTTGAATTGGGTCTACATAATCAGTATTTAGTTTTTCAATTGGTAGTGATGGGTCACTTATTGCAAGTCCCAACATAATTATTATTTCATCTAAACTACGCATTATCTCTCATAATTTGTTAATATACTTATATAATACACTATAACGGGATAGATGTCAAGCACTAAAATTCGTACTTGAGACCAATCCCGATAGTTAGTAGTGTTGTCAGTTTACTCGTTTTTCATAAAATCGTCATTCCAATTGAATGCTTCTTTTACTAGATTAGCAGTAAACCCTTTGTACTTATTATTGATTTTTTTCTGTACAACTGCTACTAAAAACTCTGCCTCTTCAGCAGATAATCCTTCTAACATTTGAATAAAAATTGTTTCTCTTTTATTGTTAGACAAAGTATTATCGCCACCTTTTGTAAACAGATATAACCTTTTTGCTTCTTGTCTAAGCATAGTATGTTCTGTTCCTATTGGGGCGTCATTTTTTGTAAACGGTACATCACCTTTTGGTAATAACCATTCTATCTTTGGGTCAAAAGCACCTTTTAAAACTTGTCTTAATGATACAGAATCATTATCTTTTAATACTTTTAGTTTTCTAGGTTTATCTTTTGCATTGTTTATTTTTGTAGCAATCTCACTCATTAAAGGTGGTACAGCTCTGCCGGCATCTGCCATTGCTGCCATACCTCGTCTATTTGATAATGCTGGGTGTGATTGTGTTGGTATTGGTGATTGTGCTGCTTCAAATCCTTCTTGACTTGCTATTGACCCATCTGGATTTCTTCTTATTATTGCCATGTTACATTCTCCTTAACAGTTCTTTCGAGTCTAAAATTCATCTATTGACTCGATTAAAGTTTTAAGTTTTTTGTTTATAAAGTAACCTAGTATTTTATCCCTAGTTGCTACTTCTACATTCAAAAACTCATTATTAATTTTATCCTCAAGTGTCTGAGGTATACAACTTAAATCAATTAATTTTCGATTTCGGTCGTAATTCTTTTGCTCTTCTTCGGTAAAGGTCATAAAAACTTCCTCTACCCAACTATTTATCCTTTTTTTACTTAGAGGTTTTTGTCTTCTACCGTCAACGAACACATTATCATCTGATAACACATTTGGTATACCATCACTTCGGTCACCTTTTAATATATGTTCTTTAATATATAGACTTGGATTCTCATCACTACCTACAAATTTGTTTAAAACAGGATTATATTGTTTAACCCATTCATTATGTAATTGTATAAAATCTTTATCGCCAGATAGTATTAATACCTTTTTCTCATGGTTAGGCCCTATCATACTTTGGTGTTTTCTAACTAGTGTAGCAATTATATCATCTGCTTCTGCTGTTTCTATTTCTATAACCTTGTATGGCAAGAATGCTTTAATCTCATTTTTAACTTTAGATATGATATCAAATATCATACTCCAATCATGTTCAGATTTTGCTCTATTTGCTTTTCTACCTGCTTTGTAGTTAGGAAAGATTTCTTTTCTCCATACATTACTACTATCACAAGCAATAACCATTTTGCCGTATTCTTTTCTGAATTTTTTATTGTGAGCACGAAGTGAATTTAAGACCATGTGTCTAACAAGGTCTTCATTTAATTCAGGTGCATCTCTGCCATTGATTTGAACCATTAGGTTCGATATCATTATTTGATTTATGTCAACTATAATCATTATATAACCGCCTTTAATATTCCTACTAACAGTAGTGTGGATAGAGCAGCATTTAGCATTATTATTGCTCTGTCATGCCATAGTATTCCTACCCAAAGCCAACCCACTACACCTAAAAAACTAAAACATAAGTCAAATATATTAAACTCACCAGCTGCTCTAAAACAAGCTGCAATAAGTAAAAATATACATGCTACCCATTTAACATACCAAGATACACCACCTTTTGGTGTTACCTTTTTAAATACTCTGGTAGAATTTAGTGCTTTGATTTTATCATCTAACTTTACTTTGTATGTCATAATTATATTATATCAGGTTATTGACCTGTTGTCAAGCATTAATCCAGTGTAATATCAGGTTCAAATTCTATATCTAATTCTTGTTGTCTTTCTTTTTGTTGTTTTTTAGATTCTTTTGTCTTTCTAACAATAATGTTACCATAATTAATATCAGTAACTTTTCTACCATCTTTGAGTATGTGAATTTTGGCAATAGAATCAGAGATAGTCTGCATTGGATAATCTCTACCAAAGTCTCTTTTTAATAAACTTTTAGTAGCTTCAATCACTATTGCTAGGTCTCTTAAAAATACATCTGTCTTAGTATCAACAACATTTTCTTGAAGTACATGAATGATATCTAAGATTAAACTTTCAGTTATTTGGTCAACAAATATATCTTCTTTAATTTGTCTTGTTTCTTCCTCTGATAGTTTAGGTTTTACAGGTTTGTTGTTATGAACAACTCTATCTGTCGGGAACTTTATCACATTTGAGTTCTTTTCCATCTAACCTCTTTTTTTCTTTAGTAGTTCTCTTTTTATCCATGAGATTGCTTGATATGATGTAGGTTTTTTAGTTACCATTCTTCGTATTGCTTTATATACTTTAGGGTTTACATCTTCAGCAACTTTATTATTATCTACAATAATAAAATTACTTGTGCCAAATAGATTTTGTAATTTACCTATGTTTTGTTGTACTTGTTTATGATTTGATATCACAATAGCATCTGGCACTTTTCTTGGTCTCATTTGATTTCTTTTAAGAGCAACTTCTAAACTTGTATTTACAAATACCATATGTACATCATAACCGATATGTCTCATTGTGTTTGCTTCTGATTCTATTCTTGCAACATCTCTTGCTGTGCTGTCTAGTATAAGACCTAAACGGCCTTCTAATGCAAGTTTTAACTGTACACCAGTTCTTGCTTTTGCCTTTGTTCTTATATCATCACGCCTTGCAATTTCTTTAGCATCTGTTGTTGCCATATTTAATGACATTTTTTCTTTATTTAAGGCAGCTGCAAAAGCATTATCACTATTAATAACTTTTAATCCCATACCCATTAATGTTCTTTCAGAAACCCATGATTTGCCTGAACCAGGACCTCCTGCAAGAAAGAATGCTTTGAATATATTTGGGTCGTACACACCCTCAGATATATATTGTTGAAAATTTATCATGCTACTATTTATGTACCTTTTTAGATTTTTTCACCTTTATAATTTATCTTACCTTCATTAATAAAGTGTTCTTTTAACTCATTATAACCACCTACATGAATATCATTCATAACTATTTGTGGTATAGTTCTAACTTGTTTTCCCAACACTTTATATAATTCATCAATAGATAAATCTTTAGTGACCACTTTTTCCTCATATTGTAGACCAAGACTCTTTAATAAATGCTTGGCCTTTTCACAATAAGGACAGTTTGGTTTGCTGTAAACTGTAATCATTTTAATTAACTGGTTCATCTGTAATAATTACCTCTTGTATCGCCGCTTCTGCTAATACATCAATATTAACATCATTATTTGCATTTGCAGCAATATATTCTGCTAATCTGTTGGCGTCACCAACACCCATTTTTAAACCAATATAAACTCTATATCGACCTAATGGTGTTTCATATACTGCCTTTTCCCATTGTTCATAACCTTGAACCATAGTCTTTGCAACAACATTAACAATTGTGTCTTCAACTTTCGAAGCAACTTCTATGTTTCTGTTTGAACCAATCTCAGTAGTATACAGTTCACTTCTTTGATTCATTTCGCCTTTCAACTGGTCAGCAAGACTTGCTTTTGCAATTAGTGTTGCCTTTTGAATTGCTAATTGTAAATCAGGACTTGTTCCTTGACCTACTGAGTAGATATACTTTTCAGCATCTCTATCAAAAAGAATACCCTCATCAATTGAAGCGTCAATATACCATTGAGGCACCTCATTCAATAAACGATTATCTTTCATGTTTGCTTCTTGTTTGACTTCATAAGTATTACTACAACCTATTACAGCCATTGATGTTAAAGCTATTAATATAATTTTCATCATGTTTTTTACTCCTTCACTTCATTTATTACATTATCTGTAATTCTTAAAAATTTTGCTAAGTTTACTTTCTCAGAAAATTCACCCCAATGTATCGTTAAAACAACTATACAAGTTATTGTAACTAACAATTTATACATTATTTCTTCTCCCAAACACCATTTTCACTTAA